TAGGAGAAGTAGAAGTAGAAGTATCTAAAGGTGTAGCATTTTCTTTAGCTCTATCTGCTTCAAATTTAGATTTTATAGATTCCATATAGCTATCAATAGAACTGAAGTTATCACGTTCACGTTTAGGAGCTTTACCTAATTTATTTTCTGTAATCATATCTGAAGCAATCATACCCACGCCAGCTAGGATTCCAGCTTTTCGTTTTGATTTACTTGCAGTTTTTTCTTTATTGTATAAGTCTGCTTTTACACTCCCTCTATCAGTTATGCTTTGAGCTTTAATTTCAGCTTTTTTAGCCCTAGCATCAATTTCAGTAGCTACTTGCTTTTCAGCTATCTGTGCCTGATAGGCTACTTTATTAATTTCATCAGGCTTCATTGCATACTTATTAGTCTCTCTATGAATATCTACGTAGTTCTTACTAGCACTTCTCCCTGCCTGTACAGCAGAAGCCATGCTTGAACGCGGTTGTGCCATTGTATTAGACTTTGTTTACTTATATTCTAACTTTGTAGAATAGAAGTATTGATTTTAAATTCTTTAAATGGCTGATAAAAATACTGCTGTAGGAATGTTTAACTTTCAACAGTTAATGGATGACTACTATAAATCTGACCCAAAAGATGATGCTGGTAAATTATCAAAGCGTACTTTTCAACAGGATATGATTCAACAGGCCATGATTGGCCAGCAGACAGAACAACGTGCTTCTAAAGCACAAGAGTACGAAATGTCTGGCATGAAGCAGGCAATGGACTTGGATTTACGGAATCAAGGCCAGATAATGAAAGATCAGTTTGCCTTGGGTGGGCAGAAGATGGCATTAGAGTATGACCTTACTAGTAGGTTTGAGACTGATGCATCAAAGCGTGAAGCAGATAGAATGACTCTTGCTGCTAACTTGCAGAACAATCAATCTAAGCTAGAAGGTGATGTTAATCGTTTAAGCCTAGGTGAACAGGGCAGGCAACAACGTGAGGGGCTTGCTGCTGCAGGAGCACAAGAACGTATGAATATTGATAGTAAAGGCGCTGTTGAGATTGCTAAAGTTGGAGTTGAAGGGGAAGAGAACCGGAAAGGCTTAACTACTCAAGGTGATATTGACATTAGTAAGATTGGTATTCAAGGCGTAGAGAACCGTGCCAACATTCAAGTTCAAGCTGAAGAGCAACGCAATACTCTTGATAAGCAAGCTGAAATAGATATTCAGAAACTAGATGCAGGTGCAGATGCTGATATTAGGCGAAATGTTGAAACAGTTGAAGCTGATGTGACACGTGCTACGGATACACAGAAAGGTGTAGCTGGCGGCACACAAATGGAACAAGCACGTCAGGCTGGTGATATTGACAAAGAAAAACTTGTAACAACTGGCGAACAGACACGTGAAACTATGGGTGCTCAAACTAGAGAAACCGCTAAAGACCGCGCTAACCAACGTCAGTACTCTAGGGAGCTTGCAGCACGATGACAACTACTACGCAATCTAAGACCGGTAAAGTATATGTCACATTTGTTGATCAGTGGCTTGACACACTGCCTGCTGCTGATAGTGAAGACTTCCGAGAGTTTGCAGATGTCACTCCGTCAATTATCGAAATCTGGGTGTACTCGGGTATATTAGGATATTCAGGAACATTCAATGACCTATCACGATGGGTCAAGATGAAGTATAAAAAACTTAATCGCCGTGAAATACTTAATAGTGAAATTGCTGCTCTACACTCCGATATACAAGAACTTAGAATGGCGATTACCTCCGGTGAAATCAAGGGGGACAACGGTTGTGCAAGACTTGCAGCGTTGGAGAAAGAGCTTCGTTCACATATTGAAACGTCAGAAAGAATGAATAAGAGTACAGATAAGCGTGGTTTAGTTTTAGCAGGAGCTGACCGTGTGATGCGTGAACTAACAGCTATCTTTAAAGATGACCCACAGTTTAGTGAGCCTATTGAGAATGCAATGAACGCTGTATGGTCTAAGTTGTATTCAGAGGTTAGCAGCTAATGGCTGGCGGATGGGGTGCACCAATTCAGGCTGCTATGGCGATGCCCACGCCTAGAAACTACAAAAGCCCTAACAACCCTGGTGCACCTGAGCTAGAGCAAGTAGCTTCATTAAAAGCTGTCAATGCTGATAGACCTGTTAATGTTGCATTACCTAGGATTGGTTCTGAATTTAGTATGGCTGGTGGTAAAGCTGAAGCAGCTGCAGAGTATGCTTTTGCTATGGGTAAAGCATTTAACATTTCAAAAGTTCAAAAACGAGAAACTAGTAAACGTGCTAGAGCATTAAGTAAAGCTATTGAACGAAAAACACGACGTGAAGGTAAAGACATTGCAAAACGTGGACGTAGAGCTGGTAGATACGAACGTCAAGGGGATTATCGTACTGCATTAAACGAAGCACGTATACGGGGAATCGGCCCAGAACTTTTCAAAAGGGCTAGACTGTAAGTAACTTCGGGAAAACCCTATGGCCATTCCAAGCGCCGCATTAGCTTATAGAAGAAGCGCTTTGATGACCGCTACCAAGGTTACAGTAAAACCACCAAGTGAAGAAGTACTGAAGGCACGAGATGACTTTCAAGACTTCTGTAAATATATGGGTAAACCACCAGCAAAGCATATGCTGGAGTGGCACGCTCAACTGTGTACAGGTGAAGATAGTGAATGTCTTATAGGAGTAGCAGGACCTAACACGTCAATCTTGGCACCACGTGGTTCTGCTAAATCTACAGTTCTAGGATTGTTTGCAGCTTGGATGATTGGTCGTCATGCAGCTGCTAAGCAAATGTTGCGTATACTATATATTGCGTACATGGTTGACATTAGTAGAGCTAAGTCCGCAACTATTAAAGGTATTCTTACTAGTAATAAATACCGTGAGATCTTCCCAATGGTGAGGCTCTCAAAAATTAAACGTTCAGATGAATACTGGTCAATTGATTATGACTTTGCAGGAATTGATACAGCAGGTGAAGAAGCTTTCACAATTGCGTGTGGTGGTCTCAAAGGTGCAATCACCTCTAAACGATCACAGTTGGTGCTTATTGATGACCCTATCAAATCTGCCGCCTCAATCAACAACCCTGACATTCGCCGTGAGATGGAGCAGACGTGGTCTAACGTTATCGCACCAACGATGTTCCAAGGTGCACGGGCTATCTGTTTGGGAACCCGCTTCCACTTTGACGATGTTCACGCCAAGCTATTTACAGAAAAGAACAATTGGAAACAGATAGTACAGAAGGCTGTAATTACTGACGAAGAAGGTAGGACACGTTCATACTGGCCAGAGTTCTGGTCGATGAAATACCTTAATGAACGTAAGTCAGAAGACCGTGTTGCATTTGCATACCAGTACCTGAACACTGCCGTACAATCATCTGAAGTTGGTATATCACCTGAGCTTATCGTTCGAGGTGAAGTACCTGATGAGTATGATTGCTTAGGCGTAGGCATTGACCTTAGCTGTGGTTTAGGTGAAAAGAATGACTATACAGTGTTTACGCTTGGAGGTATATCTAAGGGTAAGATATACCTGATTGACCAACGACGTGTACGTTCAATGGGCAATATTGAAAAGATGGATATGTTGTGTGCAATGCTTGCTGATTGGAACATCTTAGTAGAGAATGAAGATGAGCAATACTTCCCTACTATGTCTACTTGCATTATCTGGCCTGAAGCTGTTGCATATCAAACGTCATTTGAAGGTGACTTTAAACGTATTATGTTTGATGACCGCTCGCTGTTTAATCTAACTTGCTCACCTGTTAAAGGTTTTAAAGGCGACAAGTTAGCTCGACTGCGAGGTGTCCTAGGTTTATTTGAAAAGAAACGAGTGGTGTGGAATAAGTATCGTAAGTGGGATGTATTAGAAGAGGAGCTTCTAAACTTCGGTCACTCAGCGCATGATGATGCTGTAGATAGTATGGTCTTAACTATGGGAGGGTTATTGAGACGAGGTGCTTTACAATTAGATTACAATAGTGATAGTTTCAGTTTATAGTTTTGTTTAATGTCTAATACAAAAACCGCTACAGCTAAACAAAAAGCTCAAAGACGGCAGCATAGAAAAGATCATTTTACTGAAGCTGATCGCTTGCTTAGTAAGCAGTATAAAGGCGATCAAAAAGGTCGTGTAGCAGCACGTAAAGAAGGCTATCAAACAGATAATGCAACTGCTAGTGATTTTAACTTTGATGAATATGGTAAAGAGCATATAAGTGGTGCAGAAGTTAAGCACTTAAGGCAGCAAGGTCAGTCAAGAGAAGACATTATGGCTGCTGCAAGAGCAAGTGGTGATGAAATGGGAGTACGTGCTACAGATAGATTCGCTAGATGGGAAGCAAAAGCAGCAAAAGCAGCAAAAGCTTCTGAAGAGAAAGCAAAAGCTCCTGAAGAGAAAGCACAAGACTTGTTGCAAGAGAAAATTGGAGATGTTAAAGACAGCTTTAATATTGAAGTTAATCAAAATCAAAGTTTTGATAGAACGTTTGGTGATAATAAAAATACAATCGGAAATGATAATACCTTTAAGGGTGATGTCAATCAAGGCAATCAAGATATGAGTACTAATAAAGGTACACAGAAAACAAAAACATCAGCAATGATGCCTCCTATGATGGCTCCTATGATACCTAATGCTAGTACGACAGAACCTACAGCTGCAAATCAAGCACAACCTATGATGGGAGCTATTACTGATAGCTTTAATACTGATATTCAACAAAAACAAAGTTTTAACAGAAACTTTGGTAACAATAAAAATAAAATAGGAAATTCTAATATGTTTGTAGGTTCAGTTAATCAAGGTAACCAAGATATGAGTAGAAACATGGGAGTACAAGGTGTGTTGCCTCTTTAAGTAATTAGAGTACAATAGTTATAGTTTCCATTTATAAATACAATGAGCAATCAGAGCAGGGCAAAGGAAGTTGCTGATCGCTATAAAACTTATCAAAGCTCCTCAAGTTCTGAAGGTTGGGGTGGTGCTGAGAAAAAAGGAAATGATGCTTATATTGGTCCTAATGAACTTAAGGCAATGCAGCGTGACTCAGGTCTCTCTGCAAATGAAATGAATGATTTCTTTAGTTCAGAGGAAGGTCAAGGATATTTTAATAAAAGCCATAGAGGTGGAGGAACTCCCGGCTCAGGTGCAGCCAATAATACTAGCTATCTAGCAGAACAAGCTAGACAGGAAACTGCAGCTAGAGATGCACAAACATTTAAAGACCAAAAAACAACAGAAATATCAGATAGTTTCAATACTACCGATAACAGCCAGACTACCGATAACAGCCAGACTACTGAAAACACAGGCGCATTATCTGGTTCTAGTGATTCAGGTAATCAAGAAGTAGACCAAACAACATCTTCAGATAGAGACTTTGGCAATAATGCAAATAAAATTGGTAATGACAATAGCATCTTTGGAAATGTAAACCAAGGTAACCAGGACTTTAGTGTAAACATTAGTTCTCAAAATAACAGCCAAGGAAGTAGCGGAAGTGGTGGCAATTCAGGCTATGGTGCAGACTATGGTGCAAGTAACTATGGTTTTGGAGAAGGCTCTAAAGCCTTGATGGAAAACAGTTATCAAAAAAGTCAACAAAGTTTTAACCCATATGCTGCTGCTGCAAAGTCCAATGCTGCTGCCGAAGAGATAACAGGTCTAGGTACTCGTATTAATAACCTAGATCAAACAACTGATTTAAATATTGATAACTACAAAAAAGCTTCTGATGCTGCTACGCTAGGTCTGTATGGTGACATTTGGAATATGAAAGCACCTACATGGAAACAGCCTGGTGATTTAGATAAAATTGAAACTACTTATGATAAAGATAAAAATTAGTAAAAATAGCCTAGACTGTAAACACTAAGGTTTGATAGATGAGTAACCCTACACAGAACAATCAGTTTCAAGAAATTTTGAATGCCGCTAAAGAGCGAAGAGGCGACTTACCTATTGACACAATGATTGTTGCATCGCATCTTGCACAGATGCGTACCTTTGTGCTTCGTCGTGGTATTGAGTTTTACTGTGAGCAGGACTCGTATGGTAAACGTAGAGATTTTTTAGCACAACTTTATGACGAAAATATGCTTGAGATGAAACTCGATAGCATTATTGATTATTTTTTATGTGATGGACAAGGTTTATTTTATTTCCGCCCTGCAGGTGATAGTTATCAAATTTTATACTTTGCTAAGGATCAGTATCGGACATATCGCAATCAGAACAATCAATTAGATAAAGTAGTTTTAATCTACAGTTTTAATGTACAAGGTAAAGGTTTTATGGACCCTAGCTTTGCTATGCCTGGTCAGCGTGGTAAGAAAAAGTTTATTCGTTTAGAAGTATTTCAAGATAAAATCATTCAAACAATATCTGACGAAAGAATTGAATTTGATGATGAAAGTAATGGTATGCCCACTAATACTACAGGTGGCGCTCGTGAAGAGCTAATCAATACTTTAGGCTTTATCCCTGCTGTTGAGATTTTTAACTATGTAGATTGTACGGGAGAAACAAATGGTCGTGGAGAATTCGATTGGCTTGCTAATCAAATTCTAGGTCACGATGACCTTGTACGTAATATCCGTAAGAACATGAAGTTCTTCGGTAACCCTACGTTAGTTTCTAGTCGCCCTAAGCATGATATTGTAGACGCTGAAAGTGAAACTAGCTTCCGTCCTACAATTAGTTCTCAAGCAGGGTTCGCATCTGCCTCACGACCTAGTAGTAAAGCAGGCACACCCTTCGGCGGTGCATCGCCAATAGATGGTCAAATTAAAGTACCACGTGTTATTGCTAACCTTGAGCCTACAGATAGGGTTAATTATCTTACACCTGACAGTGTAAGTGGTGACCAGAATATGTATGTTAAACAATATCGTTCTGAAATCCGTCTTGCTTTAGGTGGTGTAGATGATATTGATATTAACCTTGCATCTACTGCATATGAAATTAAAACATTGTATGGACGTGTAGCTGCTACTGCAGAGAAAAAAGCACGTTCATTGTTTACATTCGGTTTATGTAAACTAATGGGAATGATTATCAAACACGAAGAATATTTGTTTGATCAAAGTTTTGCACAAGTCATGGGTTTAGTCCAGCCTGTGATTCCTATTCAAGAAGAGTATCAAGAAGATGTGGATGCATATCAAGCCGCAATGCTTAAATATCAGAAAGAAATTGTTAAATTTCAAAACAAAAGAGAACAACTCTTCCGTGCTACACTAGAGTCAGGTGAAATGCCTCAAGGAGTTACTGGTTTAATTCCCGATGGTAGCACTAAAGTTTCTTGGCGTTGGTTAGGTGAAGTTTTTGAAGAAGATACGCAAGACATACTGAACAACAGTATTGTCGTTCGTAACCTTCAAGAACTAGGTGTCGATAGCATCGAAGCTCTCAGATACCTATTCCCTGGCAAAACTGATGAGGAACGGGCAGCTATGTTAACGGGCTATCCATTCCGAATGGTCCAGCAAACGCAACAATCACTCAATTCATTTATTGGCTTACTGGGACAGTTATACCAGTTGC